GGAATAAAAAGAAAACAAGCCACTTTTGCAACAGGCATTGTGCGAATAAGCGGTGATGTGGGTGCGACTATTCAGAAAGGCTCGAAAGTCGCAGCTGATGAGGTTTTGTTTGCTGTTGATAAAACTACCGTTATACCTAACAACGGATATATTGACCTTCCCGCAACCTGTGTTATTGCCGGAGCTGTCGGCAATGTTAATATAGGTGATATTTGCTATTTTCCGGTAACACTTCCAAAGCTCACAGAGGTGACAAACATAACCGAATTTACAGGCGGCTATGATGAAGAATCCGATAGTGAGCTTTTAGAGCGTTATCTTGAAAGGGTGTCCCGTCCTAATGTGAGCGGTAACAAATATCACTATATCGAATGGGCAAAGGAAGTCAGCGGTGTTGGTGATGCCTCTGTCATTCCGCTTTGGAACGGTCCGGGTACGGTTAAGGTGGTTATTGTCGATAGCCTTAATCAGCCTGCGGATGATGATTTAATCGCAGCCGTTAGTGAGCATATCGAAACCTTACGCCCTATCGGTGCAAAGGTTACGGTGGTAAGTGCAAGTGAGCTTACAATTACTGTATCGGTTAATGTTTCAAACACTGTTACTGATGAAATGACAGAAAGCATTTCTGATGCAGTCAAGAATTATCTTTCCAAAGAGGCTCTTGTTAAAGGATATATTTCCTATGCAAAAATCGGTAGCATTATATTAGCTGTTGACGGTGTTGAGGATTACAGCTCCTTAAGAGTAAACAGTGGAACAAGCAATATTACGATTGCTGACGGAGCAGTTCCTGTGCTTGGGAGTGTGAGTGTGACATGATAGAGAAATTACCGCACTATTACAGAAAATCAAAAGTTGTTGAGGATTTATATTCCGTAGTGCAGAAAATCCTCGATAAGATTTCTGATGATATATCCGCAGAGGATTTGAAGCTGTTCATAACCACAACAACAGATTTCACACAGCACGAAAAGAATGTGGGCTTGACGAATATATCTGCCGATAATGAAACCAAACGTGCGAGGGTTCTTGCTCGTATTCGAGGAGGTCATGTGCTTACGAAAAAGGCACTAAAAGAACTCATATACATCTATGATAAAACGGGCTGTGAGATTGACGAGCAGTTTTCGAAGTACACAGTGACAATAGCGTTTACAGGCAGAAAAGGCAAGCCCGTATAACCTTGACGAGATAAAGGTTGCGGTTGATGAGGTAAAGCCTGCTCATATCAGTATTAAATATGTATTTACTAAAAATACGTGGGCAGACCTTGCCGACAAGCTCAATACTTGGGGCAATGCAACATCGCTCACTTGGGGCGGTGCAGAAGACTATGACGGCAGAACTTGGCTGTATGTAGATGATAATGAAGTATATTTAAAAGAAGATGGAGCAAATGCATATGTGGTATTTATCGATAATGAACCATATGCACGATTACTATGAAAGGGTGACTTGATATGAAATACACACAGAATTATAAAATGAAATTACCAGAGCAACCGGATAAAATCAATATTGATGATTTGAACGATAATACCAAAACAATAGATGCCAAAATAGATGAGCTTGAAAACAAAACAGCAACTGTTACCTTGTCAAATACCTTTGAGGTTGTAAGTGCAAGTGGAACGGCTACATTTTATCATGGAACTACATCAGGCTTTTCACATATCTTGAGCAGTGTAGTAACTACCTTTGGTGAGGCGGTTTATCGAAATAGCTACGGCTCGTTTTCAGCAACCGCAGGAAGTACCATTTCACTTGCTATAACACTTGAAATCGTAGACGGTGTTATATATTGGGATGAATATTACAATAGCTACGAGGGTGGTGAAATAAGTATCGGTTCTGTTACGCTTACCCAAACATCAACAGGTGATACAAGCGGAACATTCTCATATACAAATGACGATGCATCCGAATCAAAGGAGCTTGAGCTACGTGATGCGATACTTGAGCTTGCACAGCAAATACAGAATTTGCGGAAAGGAATGATAAACAATGAATGAGGATATTCGTTTGGCAAAAGGTGAAGAAGTTGATGTGTTAAAGGCTGAAGTGGCAAAAAAGGTAAATAAATCAACCCTTGAAAATGACGGTTATTTAAAAAAGAAAATTGCCGGTGTACTTCCGTCACGCACCGCCGAGTTTGATTATGCAGACAGTAAATCACTGTTTCTTGCATCAAGCAGATGTACAGCTGAAATAGCTACAGATGCTGATGGTAATAAGTATGAGAAAATAATCACTGCGTCAAATGCTGCAAATAAATATGCCTTTGCGTATTTTGACATTTCAAAATATACCGACGGTGCAAAGCAAGTCATAATTGAATTTGATACACTTATCAAAGGTGACCGTTGGTATATTGGATTGTCGGATTTGGTATTCAGACCTGCCGAATCAAACAGAGGTTCATATGAAACTACGGGTGTTATTATATCCCAAGGCACAAAGGACGGTAACTATTATTATGTAAACACTGATTTAACTTGGAAAAATACCTTTTTTAATTGTTGGGTACATAGCAAGTACATCATAAACTTTGATATAAAAAAGGTGTCATATATAATATCGAACAGTACACCGTCAGATACTTTAAGTGACACACTTGATTTTATGGATGTAACGGTTAATAAGGTCACAGGTATTGAGGTTTACAGCTATGTAAACAATGCGGAAATGAGTATTGATAATATAGCTATAACGGGCATTTACTCCGAAGAACAGGATGAGAGTACAATATACATTGTTCCTGAAAACGGTGGATTTGCCGAGTATTTATATATCGACTCAAAACCCGTTTGCATCGGCAGAAGTGATATTGTAGGTGTGATTAATAACTTGCTCGAAAGAGTAGAAAAATTGGAAAACACATAAGAAATGGAGGTTTTAGGTATGAAAGGATTTTGGAACACAATACAGATTGTATTTGCAAGCATAGGCGGTTGTATCGGATATTTTATGGGAGGGTGTGATGGCTTGATTTATGCACTTATAGCCTTTGTGGTGGTAGATTATATAACAGGCTTTATGTGTGCGATAATTGATAAAAGACTTTCAAGTGAGATTGGATTTAAGGGCATCTGTAAAAAGATGCTTATTTTTATACTTGTCGGACTTGCGAATATACTTGATACTCAGGTAATCGGCACAGGCTGTGTGTTAAGAACAGCGGTTATATTTTTCTACATATCAAACGAGGGTGTATCACTGTTAGAAAATGCTGCACATCTTGGATTGCCGATACCCTCAAAGCTAAAGGATATTTTAAAACAACTCCACGATAGAGCAGAGGATGGTGATATTGATGAGTAACGCAAATAAACTGATTACCGAGGCTGAAAAGTGGGTTGGTTATCTTGAAAAGAAAAGCAACAGATATTTAAATGATTTCACTGCAAATGCCGGAAACAATAATTATACAAGGTTTGCTGTTGACTATTGCGATTACTTTGGTGAAAAGAAAAATGTATATCAGGCACAGCCTTGGTGTGCGATGTTCGTATCCGTAGTATTTGCTAATGCTTTCGGAGCAGAACTTGCCGAGAAAATGATCAATGGCCATTATGCCTATTGTCCGTATGGAGTAAATCATTTCAAAGCAGCGGGTATTTGGAAAACAAGCAATCCAAAACCGGGTGATGTGATAATGTTCCGCAATGGCAGCGGTGTTGCGTGTCATACGGGCATTGTGGTGGCAGTTGACAGCAAAAAGGTTTATACGATTGAGGGTAACACCTCATCGGCAAGTGGTGTTATAGCAAACGGTGGCTGTGTGGCGAAAAAGTCATACAGCCTTTCGTATAGCAAGATTATGGGCTATGGTGATATAAATTATGAAATCGAGGAGGACGAACTTATGAGCAAGGAATATGATGAGTTAAAAGCAGAGATTTCTGCAGTTAAAGCAGAGGTAGCAAAAACAAACAGTAAAATGATATATAACTATGTGGATGATAATATGCCTGATTGGGCAAGACCTACCATTCAAAAAATGATGGATAAAGGCTTTCTCAAAGGTGACGAGAATGGCTGCCTTGGCTTAACGGATGAATTGTTGAGGGTATTTGTAACCAATGACAGAGCCGGAGTTTATGACCACCGTTGGGATGGAAAAAGTGAATAATTGATATAAGCCTATGAGGATTTTTCTTCATAGGCTATATTTTTTATGCTGTAACTCCCTCTGTAAGATTTTGTATGTATTGCGAATTGACACAATATGTGTGGCATGATATAGTATATAAGATAAGGAACAAAAGTGAAACGAAATAATCGCAGTAGTAAGAATACGCAATTTCTACTACGTTTTTACTACGATTGACGGCATCAATTTGCCACATTTTGCTCCGTTTCGGATTTTTGTGACAGAGTGAGGGGTGAAAATAGGCATCTGATATACTCGGCAAATCGCGGCAAATCAGAGCAAAATATAGCATTTTAGGAGGCATTTGAAATATGATTAAGATACTTTTTTGTTGCCATGGGAACAAAAGACACAAGTGACTGGGCAGGCTCGGAAAATTCCTATACGCGCGTATGTGCGTATACGTGTTTCCCTCTATAAAATAGAAAAATAATTATATAGTAATTCTTGTGATACTTGTGTACTGACTTGATGCCCGTCTTGGATTTTTCCTTGGCGGGCATTATTTTTTTGCCCTTATTGAAATTTGTGGTTCTTGAATGATGTGTTTCTGTCCTTTCACTGTTAGAGGCGATGACCTCATAACGATGGGAGGTGTCAGCAGTGACAGAAAATCAGAAAGCGCAAATCTGCGCACTCCGAAAACAGGGTGCCGGATATATGAAGATAGCACAGCAGACAGGCATTTCACAGAACACCATTAAATCGTTCTGCCGGAGGAATAACCTCACTGGCACGGAGAAGCCAAATGTGCCTGTTGCAGACGGTTCTGTCTGCGAATGTTGCGGAAAAGCAATGGTGCAGATGGAAGGCAGGAAGAAAAAAAGATTCTGCTGTGATACCTGCAGAAATAAATGGTGGAATGCACATCTCGACCGGGTGCAGCGAAAAGCCATCTACAAATATAAATGCCCGAACTGCGGTAAGGAGTTTGAGGTATATGGCAACAGCCACAGAAAGTATTGCTGCCACGAGTGCTATGTGGAGCATCGGTTCGGAGGTGGTATTGATGGATAAGCAGGAATTCAGAAATGAAAAACTGTATCAGACCACCATGCTTATGGCAAGAAAGATGCTCTCCGAGGGCATTATTTCAGATAAGGAGTATGGGCAGATTGATACAATTTTTCGTGAAAAATACAACCCAACTCTGGGTACATTATTTGCCGACATATCGTTGACTTCTGGGGCGAAAAGAGTGATGTATAGTAGCGGAAGGAAGTGATTATATGCCGAAAATAAGCAAAATTGAACCGACTGTGCCTGCCATAAAGCAACTAAAAAAAGTGGCGGCTTATGCCAGAGTATCCATGCAGTCGGAGAGAATGATGCATTCCATTTCCGCGCAGGTCAGCTATTACAGCAAGCTGATTCAGAAGAATCCCGATTGGGAGTACGCGGGTGTTTATGCCGATGATTTTATCTCCGGCACGAATACGGTAAAGCGTGATGAATTCAAGCGTATGCTTGCCGACTGCGAGAAAGGAAAAATAGACATCATTCTTACAAAGTCCATTTCGAGGTTTGCCAGGAATACGGTTGACCTTTTGAAAACGGTAAGAGACCTCAAAGCCAAGGGTATCGAGGTGAGATTTGAAAAGGAAAATATAAATTCCATGAGCGGTGACGGTGAACTTATGCTTTCCATCCTTGCATCATTCGCCCAGGAAGAGAGCCGTTCCATTAGCGAGAACGTTCGCTGGGCAACCAAGAAACGCTTTGAACAAGGTATTCCGAACGGTAAGTTCAGAGTTTTTGGATATCGATGGGATGAAGACCAGCTTGTGATAGAGCCAAGTGAAGCCGCAATCGTCAAACGCATTTTTCAGAATTTCCTTGACGGCAAGTCAAGGCTTGAAACGGAAAAGGAGTTTGCTGCCGAGGGCATTACCACGTCAAACGGATGTCGATGGGTGGATTCTAACATTAAGGTGGTGCTTACCAATATCACCTACACAGGGAATCTTCTCCTGCAGAAGGAGTTCATCGAGGACCCTATCACAAAGCATCGCAAAAAGAACCGTGGCGAATTGCCGCAGTATTTCGTGGAGAATACCCACGAGCCAATCATCGATATGGAAACATTCCAGTATGTGCAGGATGAGATTGCAAGGCGAAAAGAACTGGGTGCATTGGCGAATAAGAGCCTGAACACCACCTGCTTTACGGGAAAAATCAAATGCCCTCACTGCGGTGTCAGCTATATGCACAACAAGCGTACCGACCGTGGCAACTATCTTGAGTTTTGGTGCTGTGGTTCGAGAAAGAAAAAGGGTGGCCGCTGTGAGGTTGGCGGGAGCATTAACCATAAGAATATGGTCAAAGCCTGCACCGAGGTGCTGGGATTAGAAGAATTCAATGAGGAGATTTTTCTTCGAGAGGTTGACCATATCGATGTTCCAAAACGTTATGTGCTGGAGTTTCATATGACAGATGGCAGGGTTATCACAAAGGACTGTCCAAACACAGGACATAAGGATTGCTGGACGGCAGAATATCGTGCCAAAACTTCTGCCAAGAGAAGAAAGAACGGTACGAACTGCAAAGGCTCATCCTGTTTTACTGGAAAAATCAAGTGCAAGAATTGTGGATGTAATTTCCGCAGAGCCACACAGCCGTCAGCCACGGCGGAAAGCGGAAAGGTCAATTACTGGCGATGCTCCGAACACAGCAATGGCTGTCAAACGGCAGGCTTGCGTGAGGATGTACTTATACCGCTTCTTGCAGATACCCTTGGAATGGCAGAGTTTGATGAAGCGGTGTTCAGAAAGACCGTGGACTACATTTCAGTGCTGACGGATAAGGACTTGGAGATTCACAAAAAGGACGGCACGGTAACGGCAGTGATTTATACACCGCCTGCTCCAAAGCGACTGCCAAGGACAGAGGAACAGAAAGCACATATGCGAAGCCTTATGAAGGAAAAATGGACTCCGGAGCGAAAAACCGAGATGAGTGAACGAATGAAGCAGATGAGAAAGGAGCGTGGCGAAAATTGGCGCAAAGAAAAGTAACGGCTATTCCTGCAACCATAAATAAATTTACCGCCACTCCGGTCAACAGCAGGAAGAAACGTAGGGTGGCAGGTTATGCCCGTGTCAGCACTGACCATGAAGATCAGGTCACAAGCTATGCGGCACAGGTAGATTATTACACGAATTATATCAAAGGCAGAGAGGATTGGGAGTTTGCCGGGATATATACAGACGAAGGAATATCTGCGACTAACACCAAAAAACGAGATGGCTTCAAACGCATGGTGGCAGATGCCCTGGCAGGTAAAATCGACCTTATCATAACAAAGTCGGTTAGCCGATTTGCACGAAATACAGTGGACTCCCTTACTACCATCCGAAAGCTGAAGGAACATAACGTGGAGTGCTATTTTGAAAAGGAGAATATTTGGACTTTTGACAGTAAGGGCGAACTGCTCCTCACCATTATGAGTTCACTGGCGCAGGAAGAAAGCCGCTCCATTTCCGAGAACGTCACATGGGGACACAGAAAGCGTTTTGCTGACGGAAAAGTCAGCTTCGCCTATTCCCGTGTGCTTGGTCTTGAGAAGGGACCTGATGGGAATATCGTGGTCAACCAAGAACAGGCAAAAATAGTGAAGCTGATATTCAGAAGATTCCTTGAGGGCATGACACCACACAGCATAGCAGTGGAACTGACCGAAATGGGCATAAAATCCCCTGGCGGCAAGGACAAGTGGAACGGAGCAACCGTCCGCAGGATGCTTTCCAATGAGAAGTACAAGGGTGATGCCTTGCTCCAAAAGGAATTCACGGTGGATTACCTGCAGAAAAAGACCAAGAAAAATGAGGGCGAAGTTCCGCAGTATTATGTGGAGGGCAACCACGAAGCCATTATCGAGCCAAGCGTTTATGATTTGGTGCAGGTGGAACTTGCCAAACGCTCCAAGAAAAACGAAGCAAGGTACAGTGGGGTCAGCATCTTCTCAAACAAGATAAAATGTGCCGAGTGCGGCAGTTGGTACGGCTCCAAGGTCTGGCATTCCAATGACAAGTACCGCAGGGTCATTTACCGCTGCAACCATAAATTCGATGGAAACAGAAAATGCGAAACACCTCATGTTACGGAAGAAGAAATCATCGCTGCTTTTATCAAGGCAATGAATACCCTTATTACCGAGAGAGATGAAATCATAGAAAATATTCAGCTTATACGGCAGACGGTTTGCGATGTCACTGCTTTGGAGCAAGAACAGGACAAATTTCGCAGCGAGATGGAAATTGTGGTGGAACTGACCCAAAGCTGTGTGGCGGAGAATGCGAGAACCGCACAGAACCAGGAGGACTACCAGAAACGCTATGACGGTTTGGTAGAGCGATACGAAAAGGTCAAATCAAGGTACGATGCTATAGTGGAAGCCATCGAGGAAAAGCAGGCTCATTATGAAAAACTGGGCATTTTCATTGACACCCTTGAAAAGCATGGAGAGCCTATCACGGAATTTGATGCCGGGATGTGGGGCAGCATGGTTGAGTACATTACGGTTGATAAGGATAAGAAAATGACCGTCACATTTAAAGACGGCTCGGAAGTACAGGCATAAAACTGAACAGAGATATACATGGACACCTTGCTGAGATGCAAGGTGTTTTGTGGTTGTTGTATAAATAGCAAAGGCAAATTATAACTATAAATTGTGGAAGAATACGAATTTAATATTGAAACATTGACAAGTTTCTATGTGTGCGATATAATTATTACAGTTTTAAGAAAGGGGTAGATGAAAAATGAGTTACAAGGCAGATGTAAAACTAATCAAGGCTCTTGCTGACGAGAATAGGTTATCGATTCTTGAACTTCTGCAAGACGGAGAAAAGTGTGGATGTGTTCTGCTGGAAGAACTTCATATCACACAGCCAACTTTATCACACCATATGAAAATATTATGTGATGCAGGTATCGTAGATAGCTGCAAGGATGGAAAATGGATGCACTACTCTCTTTCGTTGGAAGGCAGTAAACGATTATTTGATTTGGTTCAGCACTATACAATTAGCGAAAATGATTATAAAAAATATAAGAAATGTGATTCCTGCAGAGAGGAATAA